AGTATTGATGATGATGTAGATATATTGATTACACATACACCTCCTAAGGGAATATTAGATATTTCTGAAGATAGAGATGGTAAATTAGAATTTTGTGGCTGTAAAGCGTTAAAACGACATATTATTACAAGAATAAAACCAAAGTTAATGTTGTTCGGACATATCCATAATAGTGATGACATTATTAACGCTGGAACAATGAAGCTATCTATTTGCGATACCATATTTAGTAATGGCTCGGTAGTAACCGATAGAAGATTTGGTAAGTTGAGCAGTAATGGTAATATATTTGAATTGTAAAGAAAAACCCCTAATAGATGTATTTATTAGGGGTTACTTTTTGCGGTGATTATCGCCTTTATTTACCGCTTATTTAAATTTATCTTTCATTTCTAAATGAAGTTTGTAGGCTGAATTGCTTATCTCGTAAACTTGACCACAATCTTGACATTCCATTAATCTCTTGATAGTTCCCATAGCAGTAACTATATTTTTAAGTAAGATTACATTTTCACTTGAGCAAGATGGACAACTGTATTTAAGATTACCATTTACAACTCCAGCGTGAGTGTTTGGTTTAATGTAGTTCTGCATTGTTAAGAATACATCCTCCAAGACAACTATATCGCCATCGCAGTAGTTACCCATTTCTTCAAGTGCATCAGGATTACCTTTCATAACTTCCTTCCACATATCAAACCCACTATGCTTAATCTTTGCTCCAACTCCTAAAAATTGTGCAATGTAATCCAGTTTATTGGAATTGAAATTGAAGCCACTTTTAGCCTTTTTAAGCGTATCTAATGTCTTGTACTGCGGAAACATTGAAACCCTATGGAATATGCAACGTGTTCTTATCCATTTGATGTCAAACCTATCCCCATTATGTGCAATCATTTCATCAGCCTTATTAGCCACCGATATAAAATCAATAAGCATTTGCTTATCACACATATCTTTATCCCACGTTAATCTATGGATTTTATCTTCGTGTTCCCACTTATAAGATATACATATAATTTTACGCTCGTCTACGATGCTATCGGGATGTATAGTTAAATTATAACCAATCCTCCAAGCATAGACAAGATTAGGAGATGTTTCGATGTCAAAGAAAAGCCTTTTGATATGCTCTTGATTTTGAACAATATCGAAGTACTTATTTTCTTGTTCGGGAGTTAGTCGATAGCGACCTTGCTTATTAATAGTTACTCCAACTTTGTTAGCGATATAATGGTTAAATCGATACCGCCTTTCAGCATTTTTTTTCATAGTTTTTTGTTTTTATAAGAGAAATCTCTTATATTAATCCAAATATATGAAATTATTTTTTAATAGCAATAAATTTCTTCTCTTGTTCTTTGGAAATCATATATCTACCACTTTTATTTAGCTTTGCACCAATCTTTTTAGCAGTAGCATTGTCCATTCTGTAACGTCTGTTTGAGTTCTTTTTCATATTAATTTAAATTTATAAATTACATAAGCAGAGAGTGGAATTAATAACCATAATAGATTGAGCATTGGATTTGATTTTCTCTCTATATCTTTAACTTTTCTGTTTTGAGTGACTTTTGTGTCTTGTACTTTCAACTCGTTTTTAGCCACCTTTATATCTTGTACTTGTATAGTGTTATCTTTTGTCTTTTTGTACATTAAAACAACGTTTCTATACGTTTTACCATCAATAACAATATCCTTGCAAGTATCTAATGGAGTAATTGTAAACTCGTCAGTAATAATGTCGTTTTTAGTTTCAATCTTTATATCCTCTTTCGTCACTATTTTAGTGGAAATTTGGGACAAGGAATCCTTCTTAAACTCATCTATAATTACCTTACGAGTACCACAAGATGATAACATTGTAATTACAACTGATGCTACTACGATATAAACAATAAACAATATCCAGTTCCTATTCTGCGAAGTAATTGTCTGCTTCATATATTCTCCTTTTAGTTAAACCTGCTAATTTTTTAGTACCTACTTTATCCCATCTCAAAAACTGCGTTCTTATTTCAGGGTCATTATGATTTGCATTTATTTTTTTTAATAACGTGCTATTCATTAGATTGGCAACTCCACAATTGTAGGCGAAAGATACAACGCTGTTGAACTGATTTTGATTTAGTGGAACTTTTATAATACTATTAACTCTTTTAGCAAATTTATCGGCAATGTCTTTAAACATATCGAACGCTTCTGCTCTTGTAATCTCTTTATCTACCATAGTAACTTTCCGACCATCTTTATAAAATGTATTCCCGAATCCAATGGTGGCTAATTTTGCAGGGCATAGGTATGGTTTAGCACTAAATCCTTCAAATTCACAAATCATCAAATACCCTTTGTTGTCTAACTTCATTTTGATAATAATTTAATTATTGTTCCAACTAATCCAGCGGTAAGTAATCCAGCGACAAATTTCAATTGACCTATGTAAACAGATTTTTTAGCCATATCCAATTCGATAAACTCTAACTTTTCTTTTAAAGATTCAATATCGTGTCTTATGGTATCTATGTCTGATATTACACCTTTATTACCATTTACCTTTGAACCAACTAAAGCACTTGATATATGTTGTAAATCTTCTTTAATGAGTCGAAGGTGTTGTTCCATTCGGTCTAATCGTTCTTTGTCTTGAAATTCCATTTTAACCTTTAATTTTTGCAACTATATCAGTAAATCCTTGTATGCTTACATAAGCAGTAGCGATGATAACCCAATCTTTAGATGTTAAATCTCCAGCGAATAAACCACCACAAGCGATTATGAATACCATCAATTTACGTGATATAATCTTGTTTAATATTTTATCTAAATTGTTCATTTTATAAAGTTGTTAATGTTTCCATCTCAGCATCACTCAAATAGGTATTGTATAATTGTGCTGATTTTACCTTACCAAGAAACACAGTAGAACTTGCATTATCGAATCCAAATCGTGTCATTGAAACAGGTAAGGTTGTTGCTACACTACTTGCTCTATTAACTCCATTTACCCATAAAGATACACCTAAAGTATTACTATATCTTACAGCTATTTTAGCAAATTGAGTGGTGTCTGCAATAACATAGTCAATGCTACTAATGATAGTAGTTCCTCCTGATGTCATTGATACCGATATTGTATTTGAAGCATTTGAATAATATAATGCAATTCTATTACTTACAGTTCCATTTGAAATAGTAACTTGTCTTGTAGTTAAATCATTAAACAAGGTAGCACTCTCAAGAAATAAAACTCCTTGCGTTTGTCCTATCAATGTAGGTATGGAAGTTTTTGATGCAGTATAACCACTTCTCGTTCTTGTAGATGTAGTAGTTAAAATGTATGATGTAGGATAAAGACTGCTTTCTAATTGAGCATTAGCACAAGTTCCACTAACAGTAAGCGTTAATGTACCTGCGGTTGCAGTAAATGTTAAACTAACTCTATTTGATGCTCCTGTTCCAACTAATGAACCACTATAAGTACCGCTTAATGTAATAGTTCCTGTTCCATAAAACGAAAGAGAATAAGTAGTAGCAGTTGTTGTTACAGATTGAGTTGATAACGAAACACTATTTAATAAAAAATTAGTCCTTGAAGGCTCAAATAACAAACAAGGAGAAGTAGCTCCGCCTGAATAATCTAATGGTGGAACTTGATTAGTAATATCTTGCACGACACCGCTACTATTGACTCTTGTGGAAACTGAAGTTCTTGTATACGCTAAATCCCCACTACCATCTGAAGGGACAACACAGTAAATTGTATTAACCTTGTAAGCGTTTGGAGTTAGTATTAAAGATGCCTTCGTTAATAAACTCATATTATAAATTTATTTGCGTCATATATTCTTGAATCGCTAACTCTCGTTGAGCATCTACTTCAAATCCAGTCATTGAATTTAAAGATACAATTCTTAAAATATGTTGAAAATCACCAAATATCTGATTGTTAGATTTTATCCATAAATTAACAGTTACATAGTAAGCAACATCTCCTTCAGGAATTATTGGTAATTCTATATCTGTATCATAAATTATTTTGTCTGAATAGACCGCTGGAATAACTATTGTTTCTATAAGAACCCCATTTTCATCTAATACATTTTCTGTTCTTTCAGCTTCTAACAATTCAAATCCAATTGGATTTACTGTTGTTTCTGCACCATATAGGTAATTTTCTAATATAAACTTTTCCATTTTTTTTTAATTATAATATTGACAATAAATTATACCATTTGAACCAGTACCGCCCGTTGGATTACCAGTTGTTCCTTTTCCAGCTGAACCTCCTCCTCCATAACCAGTTGCATTATTTCCATTTTTAGGGGTTAATACACCTAATCCACCTAACCCCCATCCTTTAGGACTACTACCACCTGCTGAAGATGGAACAGAAGCAGCAGCAGTCAAGCTATCTCCTCCATTTTGTCCGTTTATATTTATATCTCCATTTGTTCCTGTTCCGCCAATTCCACCTGCTGAAGATATAACGCCTATTCCAAATCCGCCACCTGATGCAGTATAAGTAGTTGCTCCAATTGTTAAAGTGGTAGATGTTCCAGCAGTACCATTACCTGTAAAAGCCCCAGCAGTTCCACCAACTCCAATTGCACAAGTATAAGTAGTAGATGGAGTTAATCCTGTAATTACTTTGTAAACATAACCCCCACTTCCTGCTCCCGAGCCACCAGCAGAAGTTCCAGTTGCACCGCCACCGCCACCGCCACCTGCACCAACTAATTCAATTATAAATACTGTTGATGTTGTAATAGTTGATGGAGTTGTAAATGATGTTCCTGATGTAACTACAATAGTTCCTGTTTGTGCCGAACCTCCTGATATAACTAAATCACCACTTCCTAAAATACTATTTCCATTTATAGATTTAATATTAACAGTAGATTGTAATGTAGCTTGTTTTCCATTTAACTGAGTTTGTATTGCCGTAGTACTAACCCCTACTAACGATTTTAATTCAGTTAATGTTGGATAACCATTTGCAGTAGTCAAACTAACTACATTTTTATTAGCATCAAATGAAGCTATTGTAGATGCTGTTTGTAATGTTATTCTTAATGTTCCATTTGATACCTCTAAATTATTTTGAGCATTAGAAGTTCCTCCTCCAAAATAGTGAGTACGATTATCTCCATTTATATAAAATGTACTACCAAATTCAGGGAATATACTACCTCCGTTATAAAGGTATCTTCCAGCGGTTAAATTGTCTGTAAATGTTTTAAGACCTGCAATAGTTTCGTTTCCTGTTAAATGAACTACGTTGCTATCATTAGCTTTTAAAGCTAAAGCATCGAATACCGCATCTTGACTTGGAGCAGTTGTAGTCACTCCATTTGTAATTGTTTGTACCACCTTTGCATCCGCAATAGTTTGAACTTGACTTGCAGTTTGATAACCACTTGGATTTGTTGCGTTATAAGGCGTATATCCTAAAGCAGTTGCAATAGATTTATTTTTCCAAAGTGATGTGGATAGTTCGTAAAATAAACCTTCATTATTTAATGGATTGTCTATGAATACGTTATGAAGCTCATCGAGTTCCCAACCGTTCATTATTTTTACATAAATTTTACCGTGAATTGCGTGAGCGTATTCTACATAACCTATTACAACGATATGACCTGTTGCTCCTGTTGGTTTAATATTAGTCAATCTACCTGCTACCGTTGGACTCAAATATAATACATCTCCATCCGACCAAGTTTCACCTTGAAGTGACCCAGTTGTATTAATATCTTCAATCTGACCCATTGTAATAATAAAGCCTTCTTGATTTGTAGCTATTGTTTCAGTAACTAATCCAATTGTGTCTGCACTATTTAAGTCTGCATCTCCTTGTGCTAATTCAACTGATAATCTTTGACCAGTTGCACCGCTTACTCTTACCGCTTGATATGCTGCTTTTGTTAGTGTAGTATTTGGAGTAACTTTATTTACAATTCGAGCAACTAAATCAACACCGTTTCTAAGAACAACTGTTCCACCTTTTAAAGTAGTTTCTGAACTTCCTAAAGAATCATTCCATTGTGTTGTTCCTACTGTTGCAGTTCCTGTTGGAGTTATATCTAAAGTAACTTGACCAGTAGTTAATCCAAACTCGCCTAAATTAACGTTTGCTGTTGCTCCTGTGTACGGAACTCCTAAATTTGCTCCTACTTGTATTCCTGCTAATTTATTTTTTTCAGCAGTTGTGTAGTCATTCAAAGTAGCTCCTGCCAATGTACCATTTCCTAATGGAACAACAGCATCTGTACCTGTACTTGAATTAATAGTAAAATTGGTTGATGTTTGAGAAGTAGTTAAATTTGTAGGCTCTCCTGTTCCGCCACCGCCACCGCCATTAACAGTTACCTTGTTAATATTAATAATATTTGTATTAGGTTCAACCTCAAAACTAACTGATGTTACAGTTTGAAATACATCTATGTCTATTATATCTGCCATTATCTTGTTACATCATTGGTTATTATAAAATCTCCTTTAATTAATGTTTCAATCTCTCCACCGATATTAAATTCAATATCATATACATAGTTACCAGCTTGAATATTAATAACTTGTGTGTTAATCTTAAAAGCCCCGTTTGCAGGGTCTGTAATAGTAATACCACCATCAGCAACAGAAGTTAATTCCAAATAAGAAACACCATCTTTTTCTTTTCTTAACTGCATACGAATAATAGCTCCAGTTAAATTCTGTGGATTACCATTAAGTTTATATACCATTGGTATTTGCTTAAACGTATCGCCTTTATAATGCTCTATATTTGGAAATTCTACTGCCATTATCCTTGTCCTTTATATTTTTTAGTATAATTCTTTGAACTCTTTAAAGATGACATCTTTGTTTTAGCGTGTACACCTTTTCTTCTTACTTTAACCTTAACCTTTTTAGATTCTTCTTTTACCTTTGCCATTAGTTACCTTCTAATACGTTAATCCTTGCTGTTAATTCTTGTATTGCCTTAATCATTGGAGCTATAAGTTCTTCATATCTAATAGATAATACATCATATCCTCCACCAACTTTATGGTCTTGAAATCCTCCAAAATCGACTCCACTTGATTGGATTACATCTTGAACTTCTTGAGCAATTAAACCGTGATGATATCTTGAACGAATATGTGTTCCATCGTGAGTTAAATTATCAGGTTTGCAAGATTCAATCCATTCATCCATCAATATTTTGTGAGCTTCTTTTTCTTCTTCAGTAGCATCTTCATTTAATCGAGAAGGCATTTCAGATTTATAATCTTCACGCATATCCCATTTATAATCAACTGCTCGTAATGAGTTTACAAAATCTAATCCTAATACTGTATCTCTAACCTCAGTTTTATCACGTAAATCAGACCGAACCACAACTGCCGATTGACTATAAACAGTATTGTAAGTTGCTCCTAATTGAAGCTCGTTACTTCCAGTTACAACTGAATTAGCACCTATTCCGATTACATTTTGAAATGTAGTATTGGTATTTAAAGCTGCGTGTCCTAAAGCTGTATTATTTAGTCCAGTTGAATTATTTTCTAATGCTCCATATCCAATTGCGGTATTTTGATTACCAACGTTTGCATCATATAATGAAAAAGCTCCCAAAGATGTATTTCCTGTTGTTGTAGTACTTGTTCCTTGAGAAGAATTACCTATTGCTGTATTATAATATCCAGTTGTGTTGGCTTGTAATGCACTTGTTCCTATTGCTGTATTACTATATCCACTTGTGTTAGATGATAACGCATAATATCCATTAGCAGTATTTGAAGCTCCTGTATTAACAGCAGACATAGAAGCTATACCAGTAGCGGTACAACTTGAAATATTGCCATTACCATTACCAACTATAAGATTTATCTTAGTAAATGCATCATATAATGTATCTCCTGTTGGCGTATTTGATGGAGTTCCTATATTTATTAAAGCCATAGCATAATTTTTTGTAAAGTTACGAAATTTTCACGTTAATTATTGACCGCCAAAGTGAATTTTATTTTAGCAAAGTTCTCTTGTTGTGTTAATTCAGGTATTTTTACTGTTTCAAATAAATAGTATCTTGTGCTTCCAATATACAAATATGGACTCTCAACTATTTTAGCTGTCATAATCAAATCTTCCATACTCATAAAATCTGACTCGTACATCTCTAAACTTTTAGTTTTTATTGCCTGATTAACTGTTCTACCTGTTGATGATTCATAATATGTGGTCAATTCAGATTGTTTTGATTTTTGTCTAAACCAAGTTTTCAATCCTATTGATTGATATTGATTTGATTTCAAATCTTTATAAGTAAATTTAGTTACATTATCTTCATCTAATGCGGTTATGTAGAATGGATTTGTATAGTACACATTGCTATTGTAAGTAAATTTAAGGTATAGTAATTCATTTCCAAAATCTAATGATGAGCTGAAAGACCAATATAAGTCAGATGTAGCATTTGTATCTACTAAAATAGTGGTTGAATTTACATATATAGCAGTTGAGTTTGCATAATATTCATTACCATTAATTTCTTCTTCTATATTTGTAATTGCAACCATCCCTAAATAAGAATCGTCATCGACAGAATATGCCTCAACAGAATACACATTACCTAATTCTATGCCATTTGATTTTTGAGTATAAGTATTGTTAGGAAGCAATTGAATACCTCCAAACTCATAAAATCTATTAATTTGACTATCTTTAAAATAAAGAGCCTCTGCTTTTGTTGCGTATAAATTTATAGCACTCATATATTTAATATAAATTTAATTTTACCAAAGTTCTCTTGTTGTGTAAGTTCTGGAAGTTTTACAGCTTCAAATAAATATCTTCTTGAATTATTTACAGTTAAAACTGGACTTTCTAATATATCTGTAACCATAATTAAATCTTCCATACTCATAAATTCAGACTCATACATTTCTAAATCGTTTGTCTTTACAACTTGAGTTACTGTATTCTTTGTTTTTGTTTCGTAATATGTGGTCAATTCAGACTGTCTTGACTTTTGTCTAAACCAAAGTTTTAAGCTAACGGAATATAAGTCATCAACAAAATATTATGTAAAATCTTACGCTACAAATGGAATAAATACATCTTATGGTAATCAAGTGGAGTTTGTAGCAGATTATAGTGAGATAATTATAGGCTCTCAAGTTTGGGCAATTGAGAATCTAAATACATCTACTTATAGAAATGGAGATACAATACCGCAAGTAACTGACCAAACAGATTGGGATAACTTAACTACTGGAGCTTGGTGTTGGTATTCTAATTCTTCAGCAAATGGTATTACTTATGGAAAACTTTATAATTGGTATGCTGTAAATGATTTAAGAGGATTAGCTCCTGTTGGTTGGCATATTCCTACATTAAGTGAATTTCAAACTCTTACTACTTTCTTAGGTGGAACAACAGTAGCTGGAGGTAAAATGAAATCAACAGGAGATGTAACAGTAGGAGATGGATTATGGACAAGCCCTAATACTGGAGCTACAAATTCATCTAATTTTACTGCATTACCTGCTGGAATAAGAATAGGTAGTTTTTCTTCAATTGAATCCATAGCAAGATTTTGGACATCAATAGAAAGTGGTTCAAATGCCAATTTTTTAGAATTAAACAATTATAATGATGATGTTGTTTACACTACGTCTTTAAAAAGATACGGATATTCAGTAAGACTAATAAAAGATTAAATATGAGTGCTATAAAATTATATACATCAAAAGCAGATGCTTTCTATTTTAAAGATAGT